TAATTTACGAAATGGATTATTGGACCCACCCGAAAAAGTTTATCTGCCCACACTGCAGCAACCTGGCTGAAAAGAGCGATAACAAAGCAATCAGATCATTAAAGCGAATGAAACGAAAACTGGGAGCCGTGGGAATATGAAAAATATATATAAAAAAAGACTCTTCCAGGCGCGGGAACGCCAAACAGGAAGAGACTCTAATAAAAACCTTGATTCATTATAACACAAATAATTAAATAAAAAAAGACCGCCCTTTAAGCTTGGAAGCAATGGCGGTCTTTCTAATAAAACTGTTATCTTATTATACCTTTTTTGATAAAAGATAACAAGCAAAAAACGGCTGAGATATCAGCTATTTGACTCGATAAGAGTATTAACTTAACGACATCTTTAACAAAAAAGGGGTGAGCAAAAATGCCGTATGTCAAGAAGACAACCAGGGCAGGTATGACGATTGAAGTGGAGAAATATTTTACAACCAGGTACCACAAAAAAGGAATCACAAGGGGAGAGAACAAAAAACCAACACCAGAGAAAATGGCCATCATCAATGAGCGGAATGCAGAAAAAACTCTAAGGCAGTTGATTAATAACAATTTTGGCCCGGGGGATCTTCATCAGACTCTGACATACAAAAAAGACCAGAGGCCGGATCCGGAAGAATCAAAAAAAGAGTTGGAGCGATATCTGAGAAAAGTCAGAACATTATACAAGCAGCGTGGCCATGATTTGAAGTACATCACGGTTACCGAGTATAAAAACAAAGCAATTCATCATCACCTGATAATTAACATGGTGAACAGCATCAGTGTGAAGGAGTTGAATGATCTCTGGATCAATGGCCGGACACGCTTCACCTATTTGGATGAAACCGGGCAGTATGCGGCATTGGCCCACTACCTGATAAAAGAGACCAGGAAAACATACCGGGAAGAGGGATCCCCTTCAAAACGAAGATGGAACCCTTCCAGGAATTTGGAAAAGCCGAAAACAGATATTGAGATTGTTAGGGCAAAAGAATGGCGAAAGGATCCATCACCACTGAAGGGGTATATCCTGGAAACGGATAGTATCAAAGAAGGGTACCATGATTTTACTGGGTGGCCATTCCAGTGTTATAGCATGGTAAGGGTTGAAGAAAGGAAGAGGTTCAGGAATGAAAAAAGCTGAGCAAATAAAACAAATGACTGATACCGAACTGACAGCGGAAATAAATAATTTAATCTCTGAGATGTGCCGGCGATTCTGCAGAGGTTGTAAAGAATCCGGTTACCGGTGTGATGAAGCCGTGAAGAAGTATCTGGAAAGTGAGGTAAGAGAATGAGTTGGCTCTGCGAAGGGTGTAAATATATAAAGGGGCCGATTTGGGCCTGCATGAGTAAGTATTGCCCGAGAAGGGGGTCAAAGAATGAAAAAAGATAAAAAGCAGGGAGACTGCAAAAGCTGCAAACACGGAAAGACCGGGATGGGCGATGGCATTTGCCGATATTGCGGGATAACATCAATGAATTGGGAACCAAAAGCAAAAAGCCTAAACATGGAAAGGGTGATGGAATTGATGGAAGAAAATGCTGTTTGTCCCATGTGCGGGAATAAGTACATCGGTGAAAGTCGAAGTCTTTCAATCAATAATGAGATTCCTGGTAAAGAATTCGTTCCGTTTCATCTAATTTGTGAGTGTGGTTATGAGGTGAAGGTCTATGAATAAGGGAGAGCTTGAGTATGCTATAAGAATGGCATTAAATAATTTTGATCAATGGGTTGATGCAACAGGAGCATTAACAAAAGGTACAAGCTATTACTTCGAATGCCAGGGTGTAATTGAAGATGCTGTAAAAATTGGTTCGATCGTGGCGACATTTGGCATAGCTGGAGTTAAAAAAGGATTGGAAGAACTTTCGGAAGTTATAAAAAAACAGGATGAAGAAATAAATCAGTTCATCATCGATTTTATAGAAGGGGAATAATGACAGAGTTAAAACAATCAGATCCCAGAGATATCAGAAAACAGATAACCCTATGTGAGGTAAAACTGTATGGATCGGAAATAACGGTACCGGCAGAGTTTTTTATTGATTGTGAGATTTCAGCCACAGAACTATCAGAATGTGTGGTGATCAAAGTAAAAGGCACGCATTCGGCCATTAAAATAAAAAAGACCGCATTATTAAGTTTGATAGGGTACCCATGCAATCATCAAAAATATACTGAGAGGATATGAACAATGACAAAGACAATTTACAACGAGGAAAAGTATGTGGAGAAGTATCCGGATCCCACCGCTGCAATGGCCATTGAGAACATCACCCGGGAAAACAAAAAAACCAGAGAGCAGCTTCAGGGCCACCGCAGCCGGGTTATTGGAAAGAGTTTTGAAGAGGTGATTGAAGCAGCCTGCATAAATTACCGAAACACAGAAATTGCCATCATCGAGAAGACCCCGGAACCAATGAAAGTTTTAGGGAAAAGCAATAAGGGCCGGTTCCAGGCATGTTTTATTAAAAAGGCTCAACCAGACTTTAAAGGTTGTATGGCCAATGGAAAAGCTGTTGTCTTTGAAGCCAAGGCCACCGAAAAGGACCGGATCCGGAAAAGCGTGATCACGGATGAACAATTTGAATACCTGGAAGGATACTGGAAGATGAAAGCCAGCGCCTTTGTTCTGGTTAGCTTTAACCTGGAGAGGTATTACCGGGTGCCATGGGGTATATGGAGAGAAATGGAAACATTCTATGGCAGGAAGTATCTTTCAGAGAATGATTTGTCAGATTGCTTGATTCAGTTTAAAAATGGGAAATTGGACTTTTTAAAAAATATCCATGAGATCAGCTAAGATGGTGGATATCATACTGGGATTAATTGTATTTGTGATTCTAGGAGGGCTGGCTGCTGGAACACTGATTGCTGTTATTGTCATTGGGGCGATACGAAGAGAATGGATCATTTACAGGAGGACGAAATGATAGAGATCAAAGGGAAATACAATACCGCAGAAGTATTTACGGATGAAATAGAAAAAGAAACCCACAAGCAGATTTTGGAAATGTGCAATTTGAAAGAACTTGAAAATTCAACAATCAAAATCATGCCGGATTGTCATGCCGGCAAAGGCTGCACCATTGGAACAACAATCATGATGCCGGACGATACGCCAATCAATCCATTCTTTGTGGGTGTTGATATCGGCTGTGGGGTTGAACTGATGAAGCTGCAGGGAGATTTCGCATTTGATCAGCTTGACGATGTAATCCGAAAAAACATTCCCTTTGGGTTTAGCGTTTATAATCGGCAATGTGCCCAGGCAGAGGAATTTGTTAAAAAGCTCAATTGCTTTGATCAACTGAAAAACAAAGAGCATTTATATAAAAGTATGGGAACATTAGGCGGCGGGAATCATTTCATAGAGGTGGCAGAAAATCAGGATAACGAAAGATTCCTGCTCATACATAGCGGATCCCGAAACCTGGGGAACCAGGTAGCGTTAATCTATGGAGCTGCAGCAAATAAGGAAGGTTTTCTGAATGGGGAATTAAGAGACAAATACCTGCAGGACATGAGGATGTGTCAGGCGTTTGCAGAAGCAAATAGAAATTCTATTGGGATGGAGATTATTGTTAGGCTAGATATCCAGGGATCAACGGAATGCACGACTGTTCATAATTACATTGAAATGAATTGGGACATGATTACATTGCGAAAAGGAGCTGTCAGCGCCTGGCCAGATGAAAAGCTGGTGATCCCAATGAATATGAGGGATGGCACTATTTTGGCCAAAGGTAAAGGAAACCAGAACTGGAACTTCTCAGCACCGCATGGAGCCGGCCGGATCCTTAGCCGATCCCAGGCAAAGAAGCGCCTGGACGTTACAGAATTTGAAAAAGAGATGAATGGGATTTTCACAACATGTGTTTCGAAGGACACTCTGGATGAAGCACCGATGGCTTATAAGCCAATGTCGCAAATCATTGAGCATATTGGAGATACCATTGAAATACTGGATATCTTGAAGCCGGTTTATAATTTTAAGGCATAAGGAGAGGAAAGATGAAGTTAAGCGATATTGGAAAAGAAAGAGAACAACAATCATTGCAAGAACTGTTTGATGTCGAGCTTGAAAAAGTAATTGAAAACATTATGGATAAACGTACATATCCAGGAGATAAGAGAAAAATTCAGATCAATGTGATCGTTGTTCCTAAAAGTGAAAGAGATAAACTGAGATTAACATACGATATTAAAACAACATTGGCACCAATCATGGGCGGGGAAACGAATTTAGACATCGTTGGACAGGGTTATGGCCAATATGAAATAAGACCGAGTATTTCAACAAGCAGAATACCAGGTCAGGTTGATTACCGGGATGTGCTGCCTGATACAGATGGGGTTTATCCGGAAGAGGAATAAAAATGTTTGAAATATTGTTAATAAGCGCACTGTTGTTAATTGTTGCTATATTGCTGTTCATCGCTCAAAAGGCAGATTATTTATATACAAAGATATGGCATATTGAGTATTTTGTAAGAGAGGCTGACAAAAGAAGCAAACCACAGGTAAGAAATATTGACATGGGAAAGCTAAAGGTAAATCAATTGGTCAGCCATATTCCCAAATTAGAAGAGAATAAGATATATTACCTGTGCCATCCTTGCACGACCGGGGGAAGAACAATTTTTGAAAATAAAGAACGGGAAGAGGCGCTATTCAAACAGATAATCAAAGAGAATCCCGGCATCCGGATCATTCGGCCGTTGCAGATCATCCCGGAATATATGCCACATGAAGAGGCAATGATCAGGTGCTTTAATATGCTTGATGCCGCAGATGCAATAATTTTACCGATGGGATGGGAAAAGAGTCATGGCTGTGCTATGGAGCATAAGAGGGCAGAGAAAAAAAGAAAAGAGAGAATATTGTTAAGAACAAATTAGGGGGAACCATGAACGACGAAAGATTAATGGCAATCATAAAAACGACAGCAGAAGAGGCGGCAAAGTGTTCATCATCAATGACGCTGTTGAAATTTCAGAAGGGAAACCTGATGAAAGATAATAAGCGATCAACCTTTAAAAAAACAGAATCGCTCCTTTATAATTATCCGAAGTTTAAGCAGATTATAAAGGAGCGGGAAGAGGTTCTATCCCATGAATCAAACTTCTTCCCAGCAGGTAAGAGCGCTGACATTGTCAGATACTCAAAGCAGCCGCAAGGGTCTAAGGATATCGATGAGATTATAAAAGAGAAGCACGACGCATATGAGCTATCACTGGAAAGAACAAAGCGATCAGTCAAACTTATTGACGATGCATTGGGCAAGCTTATCGAGGATCCTTATTATGAAATCATCCCGGCAAAGTATTTTGAAAGCAAAACACATGAACAGATTGCTGAGATGTTCGGAAAAGATATATCAACGATTACCAGGAATAAAAGCCGGTTGGTGAATGAGCTGAAGATAATCCTATTCAGTGATGAGGCAATTGTGGAGCTATTTACTTAAGCACTTGACAAATGCACAATCAGCGCACAATTGGTGCTATTGTGTGCGCTATATATAGAGTTTATAATGTGTACAAGTAAAATTATGTAAATGAGACATCGGGAAACCGGTGTCTTTTTATATTTAAAAGGTGAGCGAATGAATGAGGACAAATGTTTATTCTGCATTAACCGTTGGGGATGCGGTGGTATCTGTACCAGATGTGAACGAACAGAGTGTGGGTACAATCATAACGGACATTGTTTAGACGTCAAAGCGTTGAAGCATCCGGACAAACAGACGGGCTGTATTTATTACACGAATAGCAATAAGAGAGGAGAAGGATAATGAAGATTGATCCAAAGGAATATAGTGTTGAGATGTTAAACGATGATGGATATTTTGTTGAGCTCGATGATGTGCTGAATATAACAGTCAACACGTCGGAGTTGAGGGGTGATAAGGTGATCGAACGAGTCATAGATAACATCATGATCGATTGTATAATCAAGGGTAAGGCTACTCTATTGCTTGGGAATGAGAACAAGTTCAAATTTAAGAAGCGAACATGAAGAGTGATCCGTATTATCAATCAAAGAAGCACAAGGCATGGCGAGCCAAAGTATTAAGGCGAGACAACTACCAATGCCAGGAGTGCAAGCGTTATGGAATACTCAGGGAAGGAACCATTGCGCACCACGTCAAACCAAGGGAAGACTATCCAGAGCTGCAGTATGACGTAGCTAACGGCAGGACTCTTTGCGCAAAACACCACAACATTGAGCATCCAGAAAAAGGAACAAAAGCTTTGAAGTCCAGGAGACGTTTGTGAAAAATGCGATAGCAAAGCCAATCCCCCCCACCTAAAATGAGAATTTTTAAAAATTATAATCATTGGATAGGGTGACTCTTTCCAATAGAGGGACCGCCAGAAAACTTTTTTTGACCACGAAGGGAGGTGATCGAGTGGCACGGGCGAGAAGAAAAAAAACTGAAACAGAATATGAATTTAACGTCCGGGTGGAAAAAGGAAAAATCATCGAAGATATGAAAAAGCTTGGAACGTATAAGCCACAATATGAGAGCATCACAAATGTTTACGCAGATCTGTTGGTTCAATATGCGGATGCGAACAGAAAATTTGCGGAATCAGATTGTGCGTATGAAACAACCACCGGCGCCGGAGGAACAAAAAAATCTGCAATCGTGGCGACACTCGAAAGTCTGAGAAAAGATATCCTCGCATACTCGGATCGTCTTTGTCTTAACCCCAAATCGGTGGAGTCGGTGACGACTGAACAAACCAAAAGATCTGGCCTGGCGGATATTCTGAAAAACTTCGATGGCTAAAAATTACGATCTTTTGATGGAGTATGCCAACAGCATCGTTGAAGGTCGAAAAATAGCATGCCGTGAACAGATCCAAGGTTGCCAACGTTTTTTGAATGATTTAAAAAATCCGGATTATGAGTTTAAGACAAAAGATGCAGAGTTTGTTATCTACATCATTGAAAATACCTTTGTTCATATGCAGGGCGAAATGCTGGACGGTACGCCGCTCAGGGGAAAGCCGTTTTTATTGGAGCCTTTCCACAAAGTTATTGTTTACAATTTATTGGGGTTTTACCACAAAGGAACAAAAATTAGGCGCTTCAAAGAGGCGCTTATTTTTATACCACGAAAAAATATCAAGACAAGCTTTGCCGCAGCACTTGCATGGGCATTGGCGATACTGGAAAGAAGGAGCGGGAGCAAAGTATATATTGTGGCTGCCGCAATGAAGCAATCATTAGAAAGTTTCAACTTCATAAATTTCAATCTTCTTCAAATGGAAGAAAAGAAAAACTTCCGGGTGATTGATAACAATCAGGAACATTCGATTTCTGGCGACCTGGGCGATGGATCATTATTCATTCAAGCTCTGGCAGCCAATCCGGACAGACAAGATTCATTAAACTGTAATCTGGCCATAGCCGATGAGATCCACGCTTATAAAACACCGAAGCAATACAACATCATCAAAGAGGCCATGAAAGCTTATACCAACAAATTGATGATCGGGATCACAACTGCCGGCGATGATGCAAACTCTTTCTGTTTTCGCAGGATTGAGTATTGTAAAAAGATATTAGCCGGGACGGTGACCGATGAACAGTATTATGTTTTCATTTGTAAAGCTAACCAGGATGATGATGGTGACGTTGATTATACCAATCCGGTTATTCATGAAATGGCAAACCCGGCCTATGGCGTGTCGATTCGTCCGGAGGAAATAATGAATGATGCCAGGCAGGCCCAGAACGATCCGCAGCAGCGAAAAGATTTTTTTGCGAAATCTTTGAATGTCTACACCAGCGCCATGAAAGCATACTTTAATCTTGATGAGTTTCAAAACTCAGATAGCCAGTATAACTGGACACTGGAAGAACTGGCCGCCCTTCCAATCAACTGGTATGGTGGCGCCGATCTTTCTAAAATGCATGACTTAACGGCGGCGGCCCTGTATGGGCGCTACACCTTTGAGGGAAAAGAAATTGATATCTGTATCACCCATGGTTTTTTCCCGGTCGCTGCAGCGGTGGAAAAGGCAGAAGAGGACAGCATCCCTTTATTTGGCTGGAAAGACGATGGCGTATTAACCATGTCAAATACGAAAACCGTCCACTATGACGATGTGGTGATGTGGTTTGAAAAAATGCGAACCATGGGTTTTAGAATTAAAATAGTCGGGTTTGATAAAAAGTTCGGTAAAGAATTTTTTACAAAGATGAAAAAGAGCAGATTTAAAATTGTGGATCAACCGCAGTATTTTTATAAAAAGTCTGAAGGGTTTCGAAGGATCGAAAAAAAGGCAAAAGACGGAGAATTTTATTATCTCCATAATCAGGGATTTGAATACTGTCTGCAAAATGTCCGGGCCATCGAAAAAACCGACGATATGATCCAGTATGAAAAAGTTGACGGTGACGGTGGAACAATGCGGATCGATATGTTTGATGCCGGTGTTTTTGGGGCCGTGCAAATGTTGGATGTCATGGAAAAAGATGGAAAGGCAAAACAATGGTTTGATTAGCAGAAAAAGGAGGAGTGAAGAGTGGGAAGACGAAACAAAAAAACAAATGTGATCCGGGGTGAACCGGAGAAGAGAGAATCAATCTCATCGTGGTTAGTTTCGAATGATGCCTTTGAGACTCTGGTTGTAAGTGGGTATACCCGATTGGCAGATAACCCGGAAGTTCAAATGGCCGTTAATAAAATTGCCGACCTGGTTTCGTCTATGACGATCCACCTTATGCGAAACACCAATAAAGGTGATGTCCGGGTCCAGAATGAGTTGTCTAAAAAAATAGATATCTCACCAAACAAGAATATGACCCGGAAAACGTTCATGCATGCGGTTGTTAAAACAATGCTGCTGGAAGGTAACAGCGTGGTTTTCCCAAAAACTGCCAATGGCATGATTGACGACCTGATACCGCTGAAACCATCCCGGGTATCGTTTGTCGAAGATGGCGATTCTTATAATGTAAGGTATGGCGGGTTAATGTACCAGTCAGATAACCTGATTCACATCCCGATCAATCCGGATCCCGAAAGGCCATGGCTAGGTCTGGGGTATCGGGTCGCACTCAAAGAAGTTGTCCAGAATCTCAGGCAGGCGACCGCCACAAAAAAAGGGTTTATGGAATCCAAATGGAAACCGTCCCTGGTGGTCAGGGTCGATGCGCTGGCCGATGAATTCAGCGGCAAAGATGGCCGAACAAAATTTCTCAACGAGTACATTGATACCCAGGAAGCTGGACAACCATGGGTAATCCCTTCGGAGCTGCTGGACATCCAACAGGTTAAACCGCTATCACTTAATGACCTGGCAATTAATGAGGCGGTCACAATTGATAAGAAAACAGTCGCCGGCATTATTAATGTGCCGGCCTTTATTGTGGGGGCCGGACAGTACAACAAAGATGAGTATAATAATTTTATCAACTCAACAATTTTGCCAATCTGCAAATTGATTGAACAGGAGCTGACCAGGAAGCTGTTAATTTCTCCGGACCTGTATTTTAAATTTAATTCCCGGGCACTATATGCCTATGACATCAAAGATCTGTCCAGCGTCGGACAGGAATTATTTGTAAGAGGGATCTTAACCGGAAATGAAGTCCGGGCCAGTCTTGGATATAGTCCGCTGGATGGATTGGATGAGCTGGTCATACTGGAAAACTTTATCCCGATCAGCAGTATTGGGGATCAGAAAAAATTAAATCAGAATGGAGGTGGTAGTGAGTGAGTCGAGATAAGCGACAAGCCAGAGACCTGGTTATGGAAATTGAAAAGCGGGAAGATGATGGAAGCGGCGATTTATTCCTCGAGGGATATTTCGCTATTTTTAATTCCAATTATGAGTTGTGGCCAGGCGCCAGCGAGAGCATCGCCCCCGGAGCTTTTACCGATTGTATTAGCGGTGATGTCAGAGCGCTGTACAACCATGACACAAATTTAGTTTTAGGCCGCACAGGAGCCGGTACGCTTGAATTGCGTGAAGATTCACACGGGCTATGGGGAAAGATTAAAATTAATCGCAATGACACAGATGCCATGAATGCCCACACCCGGATCATGCGGGGTGATGTTACCCAATGCTCGTTTGGTTTTGATATTGAAGCTGAAGAATTCAGAGACAATGGTGATGGCACCTGTCACTGGACGATCACAAAAGTAAATCCGTTATTTGAAATTTCGCCATGCGTGTTTCCCGCCTATAAGGAAACAACCGTTTCAGCACGTAAGGAAGATTTTGAAAATATCAAAAAAAGACAGCATGAAGCATGGCAGCAACAAATGAAATCAAAAATTAAAGGAGGTCAGTAATGGCTTTAAAAGTATTGATGAGGAAAAAAGAACTGACGGAAAAGCAAAAGCAACTTGTGGAGCTTAGAAAAGTTTCGGAAACATTCCCGACCCGGGAAATTAATCTGGAAAAGGCGATTGAAGAGGCCGAAACCGAAGAGGAAAAAAAGGTCGTTGAAGAAGAGGTTGAAAAGTTTGAAGCCGATAAGGCTGAAAATGAAGCAGCGATAGCAGAAACTGAGACTGAAATTGCCGGCATCGAAGCAGAGATCGAAGAGATTGAAAGATCCGCACCTGTTGGCGCCCCAGCAGAACAACCAAAAAACAAAGAAGAAAAGAGAGGTAATATTATGCCAATGAACACCAGAAGATTTTTCGGAATGGCCCATGAACAACGTGACGCATTCCTTGCCCGTGAGGATGTAAGAGATTTTATTGAAGCGGTTCGGGAAATAAAAACAAGAGGCATCACAAACGGGAGTCTGACTGTTCCGGAAATAATGCTGGAACTTTTACGGGACAATATGGAGCAGTACTCAAAACTTACAAAATATGTCACCTTAAAACCAATTAGCGGAACAGCTCGGGAAAACATTATGGGCGCCGCTCCTGAGGGCGTATGGATGGAAGCAGAGGGCGAATTGAATGAACTTGATATGTCATTGAACCAGGTTGAAGTCGATGGTTATATGGTAGGTGGAATCATTTGGATCCATAACAATCTGTTAAAAGATAGCGATATGGCACTTGGCAGCGAAATTATGGACCAACTGGGTAAAGCTATCGGGAAAGGTGTTGACAGAGCGTTGCTGTACGGAACAGGAACAAAGATGCCGGTTGGTATTGTAACCAGACTTGCCCAAACGGCGGCGCCATCTAACTGGCCAGCATTTGCCCCAGCGTGGACAGATCTGCACACGACAAACGTTAAAAAACTAAACATCAACGGAACCACGGGCGCTGCATTTTATGCTTCGCTGATTGAGGCCCTTGGCGTGGCAGCCCCAAATTATTCAGACGGTAAAGCCTTTTGGGTAATGAACAGAAAAACTCATATTAACTTAATGTCAAAAGCCCTGGCATTTGATGCCGCGGCCGCCCTGATCGCTGGCGTTAATAACCAGATGCCAATCATCGGCGGAAGCATTGAAGAAATTGAACTTGTTGGCGACAATGAAATTATTGGAGGGTTTGGTTCTGTTTACATTCTGGCAGAACGGGAAGGATCAGCAATTGAAAAATCAGAGCACGCAAGATTTGCACAAAACCAGACAGGGTTTAAGGGTTATGCCCGTTATGACGGGATGCCTGTTTTTGGTGAAGCATTCGTGATGGTATCATTCGATAATACCGACGCAGCCACAACCTCAACTTTCGAAACTGATTATGCGAATACCGAACTGGGAGCCTTGGCTGTAACCTCGGTAGCCGGTACACTTTCCGGTGATACCTTAATTACTGTAGCCGGAGCTGAAGCCAGTGGAACAACCCTGGGTTATAAAGTCCTCGGAAAAGCAGCAGCGGTTAAATCCGGTGATCCTAGCACTGGTTATACAGCCTTTACCACGCCGGACGATATTACCGCAGCTACTGGTAAAGTTATTACGGTTGTCGAATTTGACGCCGCTGGTCGGGCCATTAAAGTCGGTACCTGCAGCGTAGTGGCAAAAGCCTAGTCACAGGAGGTTAGAGGATGCAGGATGATCTATTACTGACAATGCTTAAGCAGGATCTTGAAATCCTGCATACGGTCAAAGATGACTACCTGGAAAACTTAATTAAAATGGCCAAAGAGATGATCGCCCGGGAGGGCATCACCCTGGGCGATACTTTTGAGGACAACGGAATTGTTGTGATGTACGCCGCCTGGATGTATCGGAAACGGGCGGCCCCTGATTCGGCAATGCCCCGGATGATAAGGGCCGCTTTAAACAACAAACTGTTTTCCCAGAAAGCGACGGTGACAACCGATGTTTGATGGGGGACTGGTAAAAATTTATAAGATTGGTAATGTGAGCAACCCCGGCGATACGCCGGTGGAGGGTCTCACATTTTACCAGTCTTTTTATTTTGAAGAAAAAACAATTGGCATGACCAGGGCATACGCTGCCATGCAAGCCGATTCAAAGATTGACCGGTTAATTAGTATCTGGCAAGACCGAACTGTGACTGATCAATGTGTCTGTGTGATTTTTGATGGTTCTAAGATTGAGGACAATGTTGAGGTAGGTGTTCAGTATCGAATTGTTCGGGCAGAACATAAAACGAATAATGACGGCCTCCGGATAAGCGATTTGACACTGGAAAGATTGGACGGTGGGTTCTATGACATTGGCTGATGTAAAAAACGCCTTATTGGGTGTATTGCCAGGAAAAGTATACCATCATATCGCAGCACCTGGAGCAGAGGCCCCGTATATCGTTTGGGCAGAGGATGGCCAGTCTGATTCCCTCCATGGTGATGAAATTATGACCGATCAGGTTGTCGAGGGAACCATTGATCTATTCAGTAAGATTGAGTATGATCCCCTGTTTGCTGGAATCCAGACTGCGTTAAATGACGCCGGGATCCCTTTCAGGCTTAATCATTCGGGATATGAAACAGATACAAAAATATTTCATAACGAGTGGGTGTGGAATATTGAAACGGAGGTAGCTTGATGGCAACGGCAAAATTTATGGCCGGAGAAGAATTTGCATTGAAACTGTCGAGGTGCTCAACGGACATCGAAGCAATCGCAAGAAAAGCGATCTATGCCGGCGCGAAAATAGTAGCCGACAGGATGAAAATAAATCTGGAATCGGTTTTATCTGAAGAGGCCACCGGGCAGCTGGTAGAAGCCATGGGCATTACCCCGATTGGGTTAAGAGCCAGTGAATGGTCAGCGCACATCGGATTTGATGGCTATGATCGGGATGGTGTTGCATTTCAATTGATTGCAAGGGTTCTGGAATCTGGCACAAGTACAAGGCCAAAGAAGCCGTTCATGCGAAAAACGATGAACCAAGTTAAAAATCAGGTTGTCGAGGTGATGAACCAAACCATTGACGAGGAAATGAGAAAAATATTCGGCTAAGGCATCCGTGAGGGTGTCTATTTTATTTATAAGGAGAATTTGAAAATGCAAAAAATGAATTTACAACTATTTGCGACAAACAGCCCGATTACCGGGGTTAAAAAGCTTGTCTATGCAATTATGACAGATGAAGAAAATGAGACATACGGCCCGGTTAAATCGGCTCCACCGCTGATGAATATCAAGGTAGCGCCAAAATCTGACAGTGCGAAACTTTACGCCGATAACGACGTTTCAGAAATCGAAACATCTTTAGGCGATATCGCCGTGGATTTCGAAACCAAAGATATGCCGCTGGAAATCCAGGCAGATTTCTTCGGGCATGATCTGGATCCGGAAACTGGCCAGATGATTTACAACAGCAATGACTATGCGCCATATCTGGCTATTGGTTATCAGCGAACCAAATCGAATAAGAAAAACCGCTACGTGTGGTTGCACAAGGTCAAGTTCGAAGAAATTTCAGAAGAATCAAAAACCAAAGAAGATAAACCAGCATTCCAAACACCCAAAACAACTGGTACCGCCATCGCCAATAAAGACGGCGTTTGGAAAACCGTGGCTGATCAGGACTCTGGGACAACCCCGGCGACCGATGCTTTTCTCGCATCCGTTCCAGGGACAACCCCAGCGGATACCGTGGCGCCAACAGTTACCAGTGTTCCCGCTGATGGGGCCACCGGCATAATTGGAACAGCCAATATTGTCCTGACATTTGATAAAGCGATCCAGTCATCTACTGCAGTGGCAGCCAATATCTTTATCATGAAAGCAGATGGTACAGCAGTTCCATCCATTGTAACAATCAACGAAGCAAAAACAGTCGTGACGCTGGATCCAGTGGCAACGCTGACTGCAGGGGATTATTTATTAATCGCCACAACCGGCGTAAAGAACACCGCCGGAACAGCAATGGCAGCAAATTACGTGGCAAACTTCACAGTTTAATAAATTCACTAAGGGGGGCTTATTGGCCTCCCTTTTATTTTGAAAGGAATCATAATTATGAAAATAAAATTAGGAGATAAGACATATCACACCAAGGAACTGACTTTTGGAGATTTAAGTAAAGCAAACGAATTAATCAAGTATTTCAATGATGGCGCTTCTCATGGGCAGGATATGCAGGAAGAGCATGACAGGATAGCTGATTATTTAGTTGATTTATTCAGTGGCCAGTTTACCGCTGAAGATGTCTACAGTAAATTGCCAAACAAAGGCTGCATCTCAATGGTCTTCGGATTAGCATCGCAGGTTAAGGCGGAGTCCATGGAAGGCATTACACCAAAAAACGACCCAGCGATACCGGCGGAGAGCTGATATCGCTGGAAGATTTTGTCAAAGAGTTTTATATTGCCCGGTTAAAAGAGGGGTGGAGCATCGAAAAGATTGATAATACCCCCATCGGGCGGTACATGAGTTTGATCCACTATAAGTACGAAAAAGAAATTATTGAACAGGTCAAGGCTCTGGACGACGCCGGCTTGTAGGAAGGAGGTTATAGATGAGTTATGACGCAGGACTAAAAGTCGGTGTCGATGGTGAACAGGAGTTTAAGAGCTCCCTGAATAGTTTAAATAGCGACCTAAAATTGTTCGGTTCGGAACTTAAAGCCGTTACCACAGAATTCGGGCGGAATGATAAATCAATCGAAGGATTGACAGCGAAAAACAAGATCTACGGGAAAGAAGTAGATACTCAAAAATCAAAGGTGCAGCTGCTTACAAGCCAATATGAAAAACAGTGGGACGAACTTGAAAGACTGGGAAAAAACCTTGAAGACGTCAAGAAAATATATGGCGAAAACTCAAAGGAAGTTGAAAAGGCACAAAAAGCTTATGACAAGCAGGAAACAAGTGTCAAAAAACTGGAATCAAGCCTGACGGTTGCGACATCCACATTAAATAAACTGGAAAAGCAAATGGCCACAAACACCAAAGAGTTGGCCTTGCAATCCAGTGAGTGGACGAAATTGGGCGGGAAGCTTGATGATGTCGGAACAAAGCTGGATAAAACAGGAGCCGGGATTACAAACGTCGGGCAAGGCATAACCGTTGGGATTACGGCCCCAATTGTAGCAATGGGAGCAGCGGCAGTAACAGCCTTTAATGAAGTCGATGGAGGCATGGACACAGTCATTAAGGCCACCGGAGCAACCGGGGAAGCTGCTGAAGGGCTGGAAAAGTCATTTAAAAATGTTTCTGGCTCTGTTGTTGGTGATTTTGAAAGCATCGGCGGCGCATTGGGCGAGGTCAATACCCGGTTCGGATATACTGGCCAGCAACTGGAAACAACCAGTGCAGATTTTATGAAGTTTGCCAGGATTACTGGGGTTGATGCCACGACTGGCGTTCAGTTAGTTGCAAGAGCCATGGGCGATGCCGGGATTGATTCGTCTGAATACAAATCGATACTGGACCAATTATCGGCAGCCGCTCAAGCTTCTGGAATCAGTGTCGAATCTTTGACCGAAAATCTTACAAAGTACGGCGCACCAATGCGGGCGCTGGGGTTTGATACCCAGGAATCAATTGCTATTTTCTCAAGCTGGGAAAAGGCCGGAGTAAATACTGAAATTGCCTTTGCCGGCATGAAGAAAGCAATTTCTAACTGGTCATCAGAGGGGAAGGATGCCCGGGAAGAATTTAAGAAAACACTATCAGCAATTGGAGAAGCACCAGACATCGCAGAGGCCACAACGATGGCCATTGAAGTTTTTGGACAAAAAGCCGGGCCTGATTTAGCTGATGCCATTCAGGGTGGACGGTTTGAGTTCGAAGAGTTCCTGTCGGTCGTTGAAGGAGCTGACGGAACGTTAGACGGAACCTATGATGAATTACTTGATGGTGGCGACAAAATGGAAATGTCCATGGCCAACGTCAAAGAGGGATTTTCAGAATTAGGCGAAACCATCATGGAAACGGCGGCGCCGATCATCGATGATGTTGCGGCCGGTGTCCAGAATTTGGCTGGATGGTTTGAAAAACTAGATCCCAAAATGCAACAGGGGATTGTTGTTACTGGGGCATTGGTCGCAGCGGTTGGCCCGGCCATTATGGTAATCGGTGGCCTGACATCAGGATTAGGGGCGGTGTTTACCGGAATCGGTACCGTTTCCGGAGCAATCGGGGTTATGACCACCGGAGCCGCCGCAGCTACACCCGCTGTCGCTGGACTAGCCGGGGCCTTAACAGTCTTGACAGGCCCAATTGGTATAACGGTTGGTGCGCTGGCATTATTAACCGCCGGCGGATTCGCACTACACGAAGTAATGACCAAAGGGAAGCAGCTCACCGAAGAGCAGATAAAGGCTAACGATGCCTTTATTGCCAGTTCGGATGCGGTCGCCGGCGCTGTAACAGCAAACATCACATCCAGATCCGACTCCATCAAAGCGTCACAGGATGAAGCGATGGCGGCACAGGAATTATCTCAAAAACTGTTTGATTTAGCCGACAAGCAAAATAAGTCCGGCGCCGAAATGCAATTACTGACCAGCTATGTTGATCAATTCAATAAACTGCTGCCAAATGCTAATTTGCTGATCGATGAACAGACCGGGGCGCTGAATCTGACCCGGGACGCCACCAATGAACTGATCGCAGCGGAAACAGAGCGAATTCAGAAACAAGCAGTCAATGAAGCGTTGGTTCAAAATGCCAAAGATCAGCTGGCTACTAAGCGAGAACTGAACGAGGCTCAGATCAGGCAGAATGAGTTAGAACAGGAATACGCCGCTGGAATGCAGGCAGTCATTGAGGGCGAAGGTAGTAAAAACGAGAAACAGCAAAAAGCGAATGAACTTTGGGCTAAATACCAGGAGCAATTGGGGCCAGTCACCGAAAGCGTAACCACTCTAACGGCTAAACAGGGCGAATTAGCAACTGAGCAGGGAACGTTAAACGGTTTGTTATCGGACCCCACGGGTTGGAATGCCTACATAACCGGAACGAACACAGCCCAAGCAGCAACAGTAACCTTTGCCGATGGTTCAACAAAGAAAATACAAGAATTTGGAACGACGGCGCCGATATTAATGGCGCAAACCGGGTCGAATTCAGCGGGTGCTCTGTCAAGCTCATTAACGGCAGGGGTTCCTGGAGTTACTACATCAGTACAAACAATTCATGATACAGTAAAAAATACAACTGATCCATTGGTTACCGAGTTGACAGATACAGGCAATAAGAGTGGCGTGGGATTAGGACAGGCAATACTTGACCAAAATGGATGGATCGGAACGAATACGCAGATTGTGCACGATACCGTAAAGTCAACAACCGATCCATTAGTACCAGAGCTTATAAAAACGGGTGATGACGGCGCCCATGGGCTGGGCCAATCAATACTTAATCAAAACCCATGGATAAAAACTAATTCTCAGCTGATCCATGACACGGCAAAAGATACAACCGACCCACTCGTCCCTGAACTAACTAAAACAGGTGGTGACTCAGGTCAAGGACTTGGTCAGGCATTAGGAAATCAAAATGAATGGGTTGGAGTAAATTCAGCGTTAATTCATGACACAACAAAAAATACAACTGATCCGTTAGTAGGAGAATTGTCAACAACGGGTAAGGATGCAGGTTTTGGCCTGGGTGATCGTTTAGGGAGTAACGAAGATCTTGTAAAGACAAAGGCCGGTCTTTTGTATAGTGCAGCTGATGGCAAAATAAGCCCGTTGCCGGGAGTTATAACTGGGTACGGTGGGGACGCCGGCCAAGGATTAATTAATGGGATGGGTGCCAAAGAAGAAGAAGTTGGAACCACATCAAATAAACTAGTCCAAAAGGTACTCACAGTTTTTAAATCAGGATTTGGTATAGCATCGCCATCAAAAGAAATGTACTCAATCGGTGCATTTACGATGGATGGATTTTTAAACTCATTGTTGGATGGCTCTGTGAACGTGATGGGATTCATAAATAAAATGATTGAAGAAATCAAAGCTGCTTTTGCAGCTGGAAACTTTAATCTAAAAGGTGCCATCGATTTTGTCGGCACAGGTGCAGCTGAATTTTTCAAAAGCATCGGCATTGGCGGAGCTTCCTTGTCTGGATTAACAAAGCCAGTTGATGGAGAAGTGACCGATGGTTTCGGAATGCGTATACACCCGATTACCGGAGAAGAAAAGTTCCATAGTGGAATCGATATTGGGGCATCCGAAGGAACACCCGTCGGTGCAGCCGGAGCCGGCGAAGTTACAATGGCCGGATGGAATGGTGGATATGGCAATTGTGTCATGATTAACCATGGAAATGGACTAGAAACACTATATGGACATTTATCTGCAATAATGGTTTCAGTGGGTGATCTTGTATCAGCTGGTCAAACAATCGGTGCCGTTGGTAGTACCGGTAATTCAACAGGACCACATCTTCACTTTGAAATATCTCAAAATGGTGAGTTAATCGATCCCGGGTCATTGTGGGGGTTTGATGTTGGTTCCCGGTACGTTCCCCGGGATATGGTTGCCATGATCCACGAAGGAGAAATGATTGTACCTAAACATGAAAACCCTTATGCAAACAGTGGTGGTCAAACAATGCCAGCCGGAACAAAAATCGAACAAACGGTTAATATATACAGTCCGCAGGCATTGAGCCCATCGCAGACGGCAAGAATTAACAAACGAGCCCTGCAAGAATTGGCGTTAGGCCTATAAGGAGGTAACGGTGAAAAAAGTAAAGTATATCAATTCAAATGGCAATGAGATAATTCTGACGAATTCGGCACCTTACCTACTGACAAAATTTGAGCAGGGAACGTCTATAAATTTGTATAGCATCAAAGGATCGGGACAAGACGGCGAAAAGTATATCGGAAATACGCTTAACAAAGGCGATGTCACATTGACAGTAACAATTAAAGGCAGCAATCCGGATGAATACCAGCGATTATACAGAGAAGTTCAGAGAGTATTTAACCCAAAATTTGGAGAAGGATATTTTGTATATAATAACGGCGAAAAGGATTATAAACTTGTCTGTGTGCCAGAAAAAGTATTCTTCCCAACTGCTGTGGGGAAACGGGCCGGGAAAGGAATAATAAGCTTCACAGCCCATGATCCATATTGGCATGAACTACTTCAGACAAAAGAAGAAATAGCGCTCTGGGTGGGAGATTTTGAGTTTGACTTCTTAAACGGCCTGCAGATCCCAGAAGAGGGAATCATCATGGGCCACCGGGAACTCAGCCTAATTGTTAATTGTCCCAACGATGGTGACGGTGAAGCTGGAATGATCATTGAATTCCGGGCGTTGGCCACGCTCACAAACCCCTCACTACGGAACGTCAACACCCAGGAGTTTGTCAAAATAAATAAAACCATGGTGGCAGGCGAGATCATCCGGGTAAATACACATTTCGCTGAAGAGGATGTAGAAATGGAACTGAATGGGGTGACATCCAATGCTTTTAATTTCATCGATGAAGACATGACATTCCTGAAGCTTTACCAGGGCGATAATCTGTTTCGGTACGATGCAGAAACCGGCCTTGATAACCTTGTGGTGAACATTTACCGACAAAACAAGTATCTGGGGGTGTAGCATGGATCTTTATGTAGCAGATAGAAGTTTTAATAAACTGGGTACCGTCAATAACCGAACATCATTGCGCTGGGTGCGCCGGTATCGGAAAACCGGAGAGTTTGAAATCCATTGCCCAGCGACCACGCAGAACATTGAGAAGCTGCAGCGGGGTAATGTCATCATCAAGCCCGGGGATCCGGAGGCGGGTTATATCAAATACCGAAACCTGCAGGAAAATGATGAAGGAAAAGAGTTGCTTGTGGTCAAAGGAGACTTCCTGACCGGGTATCTAAACCGGCGGATCATCTGGGGAATCGAGATTATAAACGGATTAGTTGAAGTGGCCATGCGGGATCTTGTCAATAAAAACGCCATCAGTCCAACGGATTCAGACAGAACAATCCCGGGGTTATCCCTGGGGGATCTGAAAAACTATACCGAAACGGCTGACTTTCAGACATCCTATCAGAATTTATCAGAAGAATTGGAAAGATTGTGTGCCCTGTCAGATATTGGTTACCGGATCCGTTATGATGGATCCGCCAAAGCAATGAAATTTGAAACCTACAAAGGGCTGGATCGCTCCTCCGGACAAAGCACTAATCCCCGGTGTATTTTCAGCAAAGACTATAACAACGTGGATAAACAGGAATTTACCGAGAGCGACGGAAATTACCGTAATGTTTGCCTGGTTGGCGGCATCGGAGAAGGTACCGATAGAAAACTGACAACGGTTGGCAGTGCAGCGGGTCTGGATCGGTATGAAGTGTTTTCTGATCAACGGAGCCTGAGCAATGTTGTGGATAGCGTCACCTTGACTGATGCAGAATACCAGGCGCTGCTTCAAGGAAAAGGCAGTGAAGTTCTCACCCAGAATAAAAAAATATGTGTGTTTGACAGTTCTATTGACATTAACGCCAACAGAAAATACAAAGCAGATTATGATCTAGGTGATATTGTGACAAACATCAATAAAAAATGGGGCGTCAAGCTTGATACCAGGATCGAAGAGATTGAAGAGGTCTATGAGGAATCCGGAAATAAAATAAATGTTATTTTCGGAGATGAAGCGCCAACTCTTATTGATAAGATTAAACAAATAAATCGACAGGCGGTTTCATCGGCAGGGACAACATCTGGAACGGTGATTTCTTCAATCGATGGAGGGATATTTTAGAAAGGAGTGATTTTATGGCAGAATCGAGTGGTATTTTTCCATCTATAAATGGGGACAGAAGGTATTTCACCAGTTTTTTCGCAGAGTATTTTGCAGACTTTATCGGTAACGGGATATATCCCAACCCATCAACGATGTGCCAGGTATTGGCAAACAATGACATGACGATTACGGTCAAGCCTGGGAATGGTTATATCAATGGCTTTAAGTACAAAAACACAAGTGATTTAATAAAGAATATTGATATTGCTGACGGGGTGCTCAAAAGAATTGATCGTGTTGTTTTAAGGAATACTGTTTTAGACAGAGAAATTAAGGCCTATATCAAAAAAGGAACCTTTGCCAGCAGTCCGATGGCTCCAACGCTGCAGCGTGATGCAGACATGTGGGAGCTGGGGATCGCAGATATCTATATTGCCAATGGTGCGGTTAGTATTTCACAGGCCAATATTACTGATTTGAGATTAAACAACACATATTGTGGAATTGTCCATGGGGTGATCGATCAAGTCGATACGACCACAATTTTCAATCAATTCCAGGCGTGGTATCTTGAGACAGTGAACGACGCAACAACCGATATTGCAACGATGCTTTCAGCATTTCAAAGCGGGTTTAATACTTGGTTTGCCGGGGTGCAGGATACATTGTCCGGAGATGTGGCGGGGAATTTGCTGGTAAAGATCAATGATCTTATTGATAGGATGACAGTGGTTGAAAGTGTAGTAGCAGCAAACACGGCGTCGATTAATCAAAACACAAGTAATATCAGTGAAAATACCGAAGCAATTTCACTGATTGGGCATAGCTCTGTTAATGAATTTAGAAAACTGAGAATGGGTGGAATCTGATGTTAATCCAATTCAAACGTGGAAATGAAGCAGATCTCCCAATCCTGGAATCCGGGGAGCCGGCTTTTACAACCGATACAAAAAATCTTTATATTGGTACCGGAACGGAGAACGTTCAGATTGCTGGAAATCAGACCTATACCCATATTCAGAGTGTGCCGGCATCGGTCTGGACTGTAACATTACCGGAGGGATTTAAAGAGTATCCAGGCGTAGTTATTACTGACTCCGCCGGAACGCAGGTATTCGGGGAAGTAAATTACGGTTATCCGGTTGTAACCTTGTCTTTTGCCGCACCATTTGGCGGACAAGCACATTTTAATTAGGAAGGAGGGATAAAATATGGCGATACCATATGTAAATAATATTGATGTA